CGCGCAGAGGCAGGGGCCCGGTAGGTCCAGATATGACCTCAGCTTTCGGACACTCTGAAAAGCTGAAGTTGGGGATGGTTTAAAAGCCATTAGATTGCTGTTCAGGGGGCGGGATCCCCACTTCCCGCCCCCAAACTCTTTTCAAGATACTGCTGAGCCCTAAGATTCCAAACCTAGAGACAAAGCACTTTCTTCCTTATTTGAATTACAACATTTCCAGTCCCAATGAAGCCGCCGCTCCAACCGGTCCCAGACTAGGCAGCAAAGAAATAGCGGCCTTCTTGGCAAAAGGCAAGCTTTCTGAAACCACCCTACTGGTAGCTGATTTGAGCTTAGACCACATTTCCTTCAAATGTAGAGGGTTGGTAGAGAACGGGCAGTCGATGTCAGCAAGAGCCGCCAAAGCGTCCTCAACCTCATTGGGCATGATAGAGGGGTGTGCAAGTTGGGCCAACTGTGAAGAAGTGGTGTACTCCAAAGCAACACAGAAGGTCAGCTGTGCAGATACCGTATACAACGTTTGGTCTGGTGATAGAGTGGGCGCAAGGATATAGCTTGACGCCGCATAACAGCCATCGGCTGCCTCAGGTTCAATCAATCCAGTATAGCCGTGTTCGAAAGAAAGATCCTCAAACGGTCTAAAGACCGTAGTGGAAAAATCCCTCAGCATCGCAGCCTTCTGGGGTTTAAGATAACCGTACACTCCATCCTTCCAATTGCCCTGGTAACGAACAATCGGATTCGCCATAATGGTATCATCAGGTCTTGCTTGATAAAGAACCGGATTCGATGTGTCTGTGACCTGGGCCGCAAACACATAGCCGCCAATACCCATCTCCTGAGTAGTATTTGATATGAGAAGAGATGAGCCGTTTAATTGCACCTTGCCAACAAACGAATCCCCAGTAGTGTCGTTGGTTAACGAAAGCTGATCATTCAAGATGAACTTTGTTACGACACTAGTAGTATAGACGATCTTGACAGAAACATCTAATACTGAGGTGTTGATTGGTGTAGTCTCATTGCGTAGGCCGATTCTAAACCACCCCGAAGTGGCAGGCTTTAGTACCACAGTTGAGAAAATGTTTACACCAGCGGCCGGAAAGACCTGCTGGGTAATGTCTTCTTCATCAGTGGGACTCGCTTCACCCAAGACAAACAGCATAGCACTGACACAAGTCGGTGGAATACTATTGCCTGGAGAACGGATTGAAACTTCAACTCTACTTGCCGAAACTTCTACCAACATGGAATCTAGCCAAAACCACCTAAGGCCCTGGCAGTCCACAATTGGATGCTCTCCCTGTGCAGGCGGGTCAGGAGTAGAAGCTCCTAACAACCGAACTGGGGATAACTGAAAAGTCGAAGCACCGAGAGCCGAGCTCTTTAGCCTAAATCCACTTGTCGTGGGATCCAAATTCAAAGTACTATATGGTAGTGCTCCCGCCGTAAATGTGGTAGCTGAATTAACAAGCGGACCAAAATAATACGTGGAAACATAACCAGCATCAACCTGAACGTTAGGGATGGGCAGCGAGCCAAGAACATAAGGGTCGTAGTAATGCAAAATAGGAAAATAAACTCCCAAGTTGCCAAACAATGGAATGCCTGACCCATTATATCCCGTGCCATATCCTGGCAAAGCAATTCTGCCAGTATCACTATTAACCACATCTACAAGGGCTTTCATGTCATATTTGTAATTGACAAAGTTGCGTGTAAGCGCAGTCGCTTGTAGATTGGAACCCGTGCTAGCCGTCTTAACCCTAACCAAAGGAGAAGTATATGGAAGCATGTACTGAGAAAGAACTGCAGCTACATTTGTTGTGAGCTTCCTATCGGCTGAGAATGTCTCAATCTCACTAGCCAATTGGGATTGGTGAAGAACACGTCGTCCCATACTTCTGTTTACGGACCTTGAGCCTGAGGCGCCCACTAGCGGCACACCGTAGGGCACGTCCGATGTCGGAAGTTCTCTCATCCTTATGTTGACAACATTGGGTTTGCCTTTGAGAAACTTCTTGTTCTTGTTTTTCCTTTTCCGCGGCTGGTTTTGCTTGTTCGTACTTTGTTTCTTTTTCTGCGGTGGTGCACCTTTCCCCTTCTTCCCAGAGGGACGAGGTTTTCGAGGTGGGGGAGCACCCGCCGAGATTTTCTCCACTATCACTTTTTGGACCATTCTTTAAATTCTTCAAGGAAATATTGAATCTCTTCGTTAGTCCTGTCGTTATAATTCTTTCGCTGATTTCTAGTGTGTTGGAAACTATGTTACAATGGAAGAAAGCCACCTTCTGATTGTACTATTCTTCCTTTCTGCCGGGCCAGCGTCATCAGGCAAGTTTATCACACAGTATCTTGAATAACCAGCCTATCCAATATAGGACTGGTTATATAACATGGTATGGTGGGAACACGTTGTATGGCAGCATTTAGTTCCCTTAGCTTGACAGGATTCAAACCGTAAACCGCCTCCATAAAAGCGTCCATCCTGTCACTATCTGCTATCAAGGTGGAATCATCCATTAGGTGATTTTTGTACTTCATCTGTTCTACCACCTCCTTTATGACAGCTTTTCCTGAATCTACCACACCAAGAGCATCCAATAGTTGGATTTGTCTTCTGGCAATATCACTTACTATCGGAACAAATCCACTCACCTTGAGAGTGGCCTGGGATGTTTGTCGCAACCAATCAAGTGGATCAGATTGGATATCGGTCGCAACTCCCATTTTAAAACTCCTCCTGCCAATCGTAGGTCCAAAGGCCAAACTTTGTACCCATTCATCGCCGACTCTCTTCTTAACAGGATAAACATGGCATCCCAAGAATGTCAAGTTACGGGGATCGTCGTGGACTTTCATGTCACGTGTCTCAAAACCAAATCGAGCGACTTGATCCGCCACTTTATTTGCCATGTCGTCAAACTCAAGAGTGAAGGTGATCGAGTCATCACCCAGGACTGCAATCCTAAAATGTTTTAAATACCACTCCAGTTCGACTTGAGTAACTTCGGACAGTGTTTTACCATGGTATGCCGTAATATAGGCCGCAAGTTGGACAAAGAAATTTATGAAAGCATTCAACAAAGCAGTGTCCGATCGACCTGACGCATTCTGAATCCTGGCATACACCTGGATACCGGTGTTTTTGAAGAAGCCAGTGGGAACCATCCATTCACGCAAGATATGAACAAAAAGAGGACTATCCATCGGAAGTCCCCAAAATTCATAACAGCGTTCAGCAAAACGAAATGCCTCATCAGTACGTACAATCCATTTTGCTGAAGTCATTTTCAATGACTTTAAAACCCACCGCAACACCTCCCTCACCGTCTTTGAATTGATATTGAGCGGTCAAACGCGCATTGATCCACTCATTGGCTTCTCCGGGAGTGAGGCCACCGAAGTAAGTACCGATAAAATTTTTATGCAAAATTTTATGCATGATCTCAGTCATGCGCCGCAATACCGGTCCGGCTATCACTTGACTGATAGCTACAGGATCGCATATAATCCTGGGGTTTGCGTGCGGTCTAAAACCATTAAGACGAGATCCATGGGCATCAACTTCTCTTTTAATAAAAAGAGTGAATGTAACCTTTGGGAAACGAGTGTTATCGTAAGCTAACAAAGCTTTAAGATATTTGGCCCTTTTCCGTGGCTCAAAACTATGATACCAGTACTTATCTTGATTCCAATTGGTAACGTGCCAGACTTTCTCGTTTAGGTAGTCGATATTATTCTTTATACGAACGAGATCTGATTCTAGGCAACTTTGCGCCGACACGGTGGACGTAGCCCGAGATATGTGAAAGTCTAGCAAGTCCTTAGCGATAGAGCCTTGTCTCGTGAAGTCGTACCTACAAAAGGGAACAGCTCCTTGTGTCTTATACAAGTCTTGCTCACCTAAGAGATCGAACTTCTTCAAAAATTCAAACAATTCATCAAAGGCTCCTGCCACAGGCGGGTTTTCCGGACGAGCGAACATCCTAGTCCTAAGGGCTATCTCCTGAGTATTCTTGTCAACTGTAAAAACCCTAGCCCGTCCTGTCACAATAATTCCAATCGCCTGTGCTGGTTGTGTTATTAATTGCTTCATTTTCTTCACCTGCCTATAACACCAACCAATGTCTGTTGATTCAGCCTCTCCCTGAACGACACAATCCATCAAAGGTTTAACCTTCTCCCGTGGTTCTATTGGATTGAGCCTAGCGGGCGCTCGTAGAGGCAAAATTCGAACGTCGGAATCATACCTGTTTCTTCTCAGGCTATCAAGAGCACCATAGCCTATCATCTTTGAAGTAGAGGTTGATTGAAGATAATCTTCCCACACCTTGAACGTCTTATCAAACGATAACCGTCTATCAGATTTGCAGGCAGCATAACCAGCGGTCATCTTCTTGATATCAAGATCTACAACACGGTAATGGGTGGAATATCTACTACAGGCCCTGTAGACTCCCATATTAAGGTTCTTCAAATCATCAGGTATAAGGACAACTTTATTTTTCAGCTTCTCCAACTCCACACCTTTCCACAGTGAAGAGTTCAGGTCCTTCCAGCTCTTTGAAGTCGGTTTTGAAGAATGTCGACTCCATCTAACATGGTTGAATATACCTCCGTTGACAATCTTCAACCAATCAACAAATCCATAGTCCTCTGCCAGTTTAGTTTTCCCACCACACATCGGAATTGAAACCCAAACGATAGTATCCTCTACAACTGGAGGAATAGGTTCACTAATGGCTATGTACTCACAATTACATACCATATTCATATCCGTATCTTTGTATGGGTTCTCCATGTACTCGCAACAAGTCTGGCAGTATCCTTTTATCCACTTCCACTTCGAGGGCGCCCATCCTCTACAGAGCTTGCACTGCCTTTCAGACCTCACCTTTGCTGCTTGGGGTTTCCCCTTACTCTTTCGACCACCTACCATCGAATCGGAATACAAAGTTGTCAATGGTATAGGTTCATTGCCATGCCTGAAGCTAGTTTGCACACCCAGATCACATTGCAGATCTCTCCTAAAGTATTGCAATGAATCACAATACTTCAAGATCGATGCAGAGTACTGTGGCATCAACTCCAAACCTCCCAAGTAACCTGGGGTGGCAAAAAGTAAACGTTGGACTTCTGCGCCTCTGACTTCCGGTCGCATTTTAGAGAGGGTAACTATCAAGCTATTAAAAGATTTGTAGGGTATGCCAATGTTGAAATCTTGAATCTGGCCAATATTCCCAGCGTTAACCGGGACATGGTCTCCATTACATACATCTGGCAAACAGTAACAAAGGATATGATCTCTGGTTGGATCTGCATCAGGATGGTAGTGCATGACCAAGGTTGCTATAGAGGGAGTAGGGGCCTGTATCTTGCCAACTATCTTCTGCTTGACAGGAACCCAATATTCCATCTCATCTGGTTCTGCAACGAAAGGGTAGAGATTCTGTGCGAACTGACCATATATTTTCA